CCATTATCGCCTCCCCATCATTGTGCCCATGTTTCGGTTAAAACCAACGACGTGCTGGACTACATCGGGGGCAGGCGGCGGCAGCGTCATTGCAAGGTTGGGAAATATGTCGAGCTGCGCAATGAGTTTTATCGTGTAAGTCGGAGCCACGGGAAGCGGAATCCGCAGCACAGCCGGTACCGGCATAGATATCGCAATGTTTGGCGATATTTCCGGGGCTTGCGCCACCCGTTTAGCAATTGGCAAGTCAATCGCAGCGGCATACAAAATAGTGGGGCTTTGCGAAAACCCAAAGATCAAGTTTGGCAACAAATCAATCTGTGGCGTGCGATGCTGCGGTAGGCTTGGCCATGCTATCTGAGCATTAAGCGCAGCAGGTGGTGGCATCCCAAATGCAAGGTTGGGGAATAATTGTGGCTGTGCAGGCTCCTTAATCGTGGGCTGCCAGTCAATTGACTTACCAATGATGCTGGCAGGCGATCCCATGCCAATGACAAGATTGGGTGCATGTTCGACAAGCGGCGCTTTCTTGACGTTGGGTACATTGATGTACAGCGGTGCGCGGGCTGTGATGGCTGTTGCGGTAATGGCAAAAGTCGTTAATAACAACGACTGCGCTACATCCAGCATTCCATACTGTTTTTTACGGCCTGGATTTCTCAGCATGTCCTGTGATGGCGCAGGCAACAAAGACACAACACTGCTTGGCGACCCTATCGCGCCATCGCCTATCCATCCCTCACCAATGTATAAGTTAGCCACTACAGCAACTCAACCGTCGCATACTCGACGACAAGTTGATTGGCGGCGTTGCTAACGCTAAATGTCACAGTGACCGCAAGCAATCTATTAGCAGCGTCAGAATCAACTGCGGCTGATCCGCCCAATTCTCCTGCGGCCATCGCTGTAGACCAAATATCACCGATACCTGTTGCTGGGGCAGTGAGTCCCGCAACAGCTGCGGTTTGCATATGACCAATCATTGCTTGATCGTTGTTGGCTTGTGCTACAACATTAAACTCTAAAAACCACGGCCTGCGATCTGCGTCCGCAGTGCTAGCTGCGGAAGTATCAGAGAACATCGTTGTACCGCCGTACAGCACGGCAACGATAATAGTCGGCGTCCCTGAATTGACCAGCATATTTCCGCCAATTCTGACACGCAATATCTTACCAGTAAGGAATAAACCATCTGGAATGGTCACCCCGGAATTGGCTTTATTAAGCGCATGGATCGCCGCTGCCGTGGTGTTTGTCGTTTCAGCTGTCGTAGTCTTGTAGATAACAATAGGGCCTTGCGCTCTTACCACGCGCATATCCACAATGTTACCGCTCGCTACTGTTGTAAGCGTTGCGGACACATAGATCATTGCAAGCACTACGTCGTTTGCTGTTCTAACAGCAGGTTTTGGTGAAGCTGCGGCTGTTCCGGCGCGCACCGCAACCGTACCCGAGCTATTAACAACAATCATGTCTAGGCGCGGGTTGGTTGCATCTGCCGTACCAACGGCTATCGTGGTTGCGGCAACAGCAAATAACGTGCCCGCACTCAATACAGCCGCTTTCGCAATGGCTACAGTGAGTAGCGAGCTTGGTGTTACCGCTCCGCCTGATAAAACGCAATTCCGGCCGTCTATTCCCTCCACCAGCATTTCAAGCTGTTCTTGGAAAAAAATAGACTGTAAGTCGTTAAGCGGCTCGCCTTTGTCGGGAATGGAAAAAGCCATAAATCATAATGGCTCATACATGATGGTCGCAGACATAGCCCCGGAAGTCGTACCTGCTGCTGTCGATGCAGAGAGCGAACTCTCGCTAATCGAAACAGTTTGCCCGGTAATATCCCACGCCTCGGTAACATCGGCAGGCTTCCAGCGAACGATGCCGCCACCCGCATTGAATGACAGCATGAGGCGCGCAGTGGTTGCCGTATTGGTTCGCGAAGGCCCAGTGGCGGCAGCCACGAATGTCAACACAGGGGCAGCCAATGCGGCGGTAGCCCCCGCCATCGGACCGTCGCCGTTTGGCGCAGCCAATGCCGTTGGCGTAGTGGCTAGCACTAGGTCGCGAGCAAACATCATGTTATTGACGTTGGTTGCCGCAGTGGCAAGCCCCTGTAAAAAAATCTCCATAATCTTGATGCTTTGCGTAGTGCTACCAGCGCCTACAGCCATGTAGGTTGCGTTGGTCATCGCGGTATTATCTGCAACAGCGGTGGGGGTGAAGCTTGGAACGGAAAAAAGTCGCTTAGCCATAAGAACCTCTAAAGAGTAAAGATCAAATTACGATGCGCGGACTCCAGCGCCAATTCCGCCACTTTCTCAAATGACCTATGGATGTAATCGGGTTGCGTGGCCTCGTATGCGCAGCCGTCGCAAATGTAATGATCGCACTTGCGGCAGAATTCACGTGGCCGAATGCGGTCGGGGTTTTTAACCCACGCACCTTTGCAGTGCTTGCAGGTAATCGTTGCGGCTTCAAAAAGCTTACCGCCCTTTACTGCACTAGGCTCATACCCGCACATACGAGCAATGTGCTCGGGCAAGCCGTTGCCTGCACGATGGTCGATCGTGAGTTCCCCCTCGAAGCGTTTAAGGGATTTTAGAGACATGCTTTCCTCGCTAATTTGAACCGGGCAACCATTAACCAACTAGCGCTTTCAGTTGGCGTTGGCGCTCATCTAGCGCGGATTTTTCAATGTTTAACATAGCCTCACGATCATTTAACGCCCCCTCTCTCTCCGAGAGGCGAGCCTCACGCGCAGCTGCTGCATTAGCCTGCGTTAGCTCTTGCTCTGTTAATGCCGCATCTCGGCTATTAAGCTGAGCGGAAAGCTTAGATAAATCCTTGCGCTGATCGTTAACCGCTTGGCTCGATACCGTGACCTCAGTGATTTTATTGTCTAGCGCGCGGGCACTATGGGCGACTTCCGCTTCCCGCTGTGTCAGCAGTTCCTCGCGTGCCTTCAGACTGTCCTCGCGCCCTACCGTCAGTCGATAAGCTTGTTCGTGAGCAACAGTGGCTTCCTCTAGTTGCTCGATCAACTTTGAAGCTTCAACCGGATTTTGCACAAAGCGAATTAGCGCTAATGCATCAGTGACAGCGGTAATCGGTGGCGCTTGGATGGGCTGCATGTTAGGTGCTCGATATAACGGCGATTTTGTTGGTAGTACCCAGTGTGCCAGTCGGCTGAACAGCAAAGAACTCCGTCGTTCCTGCTGCCATGCGAGCGCTACTGTTTGTAACTGCCGTAGGGTTGGAGCCGAACGAGATCGAGCAAATTGCATCGGTGTGAACGCGGACAAACAGCGTGTCGGCTGCAAAGGCGGCGCTCTGCAAAGACCCGCCACCAATGGCAACCGGCGTTTGATCGGTGCCCGGCTCCTCGCCTGCGGCGATCTGGTGGCCGTTAAGCCCTTTGCCCTGGCGCTTGTATTCTCGAATGTACAATAAGGCCATAAATCACCCTAAGCAATTGGGTTGGTTTCTTTCGTCTGCAAGTACATCAGGATGCCCTCAACAGCATTAAGCACTTCTTGCTTGCGCCCATAAACGGTATCGCTAATGCGAAGCTCAATAGCTTCGGTGCTAGTTGCCGCGCCTTCGGTTACTTGGTGAGGAAGCTGCTCGCCAAGAATCATGGAATAAAATCGGTCTGCCATAAACCCTCCGAAAGAAAGGGCCGAGTTTCCCCGGCCCTATGAGTCACTGAGCGTATTCGCCACGAAGCGCAATCGTGCCAGCAGACGCCGCCGCAGCGGTCAGGGTCACAACTACGTCATAAACAACACCTGGATCGGCGGTTAATTGCAGCGCTTGCCACAATGGCTTTTCCAAGTCCGCCAAGCCGTAACCAACCCCGGCATCGGTGGCGTCAGCCTCGTGCTGAACTTCTGTACCCGTAGTGATCGCTGATGCAAGCGATTGCGCGGAGGCGAAGAAATCCACATCTACAACGGCACCACCATCTTCTGTGCTTCGATAAATACCCACGTCACCCGCGCAGGTTGTGATTGCATCACAGTACAGCTTGATTAGCACGTTACGTGCATTACTCGGCAGTTGCCCGAGAATGTACTTGGATGCAATCGAATCACCGTTCGCAGCCTCGGCAGTGCCGACGAACTTGCGGCCCATGCCATCCAGTAAGCCAGGGTTAGAATGGACGCGCGGCGTGGCGTCCCGGTTCGTAATCGCGCCGCTTTTAACAGTTACAACAGCCATAAAAAATTCCTCTAGTTAAGCGGTGGATTAACGGCACCAAATGCGGATGATTTTGTTTTCTTGGGTACGCGTAGAACCCAAGGTGATTGTGGTCGAGATTTCCCACGGATCGCCTACAAGATCATGACGCTGGTGAATATCGTTGTTGATATCGTTCCAGATGCCGCAGTGCATGCCCGACTTCATCCATGCTGGAATCTGATTCGACGTGCCCGCAGCATCGTCGGTGCCGGTGGTCAGCAGTTCAGTTTGAATGAAGTTGAAGCCCAAGAACCGCGTGATCTTGCCGTCTTTGAGTACCGGCGAGTCGTTGAAATCTAGGCTTGTTACTTGGATTTCACCCAAGAGCGCGTCTTGCTCCTTACTCGTAACAGCGATATACATGGGGTCTGAATCCATGTCATTGTTAAACGAGGTCAGGGCGCGGCGTGCTTCGCGAAGCTTGGCAACATTCAGGCTTGATGTCGCCCCACCAGTCGATACCGCCACATTACGCCCGCCAGCAGTTGTAGTGACCGTTGTACCGAATGTGGTGGACGTACCGCCTTCAATACCGGTCTTTGCTGTACCAAAGAAAGCCGCGATGATGTTGTTGTCTTTCTGCCGATTAACCGCATTGCGTGCGGCCTGTGCCTCTTGCGACAGCGGATCGGCAATGATGATCTTCAGCTTGTCGAAGTTATCGACGGACTGGTTAAGATCGTAGGAAGCTGGGTAGACCCAGCGCTGATCGGTTGCAACGTCAGTGCGCACCTTCGGGGTGAAACGCGAGACGACTGGCTGCATGGCAACTTGGCCGAACTGGTTAACCACCTGGGCTGATTGGCCGACATACGAGCCATGCATCACGGCATCGTATAGGCGGGAATCTTGCTGTTGAAGCAAATGCTCTACGTTAGAACTAAAGCTCTTTACAAAGAAATCGGGAATGTTAATGGACATACGTCCTCCTGAAAAGTTGATAACTCTTCGAAGGACGTATCCCTTTCGGGGGTTCTTCTAACCCTGAAACATCCGGGCTAGGACGATGGCTTTGCCACAGTCAGCGGGCGCGTGAGCGGTATCCCCAGGTAAGATGAATGTAGTCCAGTCTTTATGCTTTGTCTAGGTCCTCTTGCATCTTCATAACCTGAGGCATGTAGACGGTGCTCCATTCCTTTTCGGTGTACTTGTTTGCGGTGCGATTAGTCTGAATCTCTTTGATCTTATTGCGTATCTGATCCGGCGGCATGCCCATTGTTCCTTCACCACCTGCAAAATCAGCTTCGCGCAACATGTCGCCCATTTTCATGAATAGCTTCACGGTCTTGGCGGACCCGATAGCGTCTTGCATAGCGTTCATATCGTCCGGCGTAAAGCCCGCATCCTTGCCAAACTTGGCAAAGGCGCGGCGAGACAGTTCAGCATGGGTATCGAATTTATTCCCCAGCTCGGCGCGCAGAGCATTCATCTCTTGTGTGTTCTTGGTTTGAATGGCTTTGTCTTCCTCAGCCATCTGCGCTTCAATGAAGGTATTCCATGAGGTGGCAATCTTCTCGGCAGCCTTTGGTGGCACACCTTCAGCATGGAACCACTTCGCGGCTTCTTTCGCCATCGCATCGCTAGCCCCCTCCTTGAATGGCAGTTTGTACCCATCGGCAGAATCAGGTACACCCATCTTGGCGCGGAAGGCCTTCAGTCCCTCGGTGTCGGAGTCATCCCTTGGTAAGGTAACCGTACGGCCCGCACGGTCTAGGCCGATCATCTTTTCGGCGTTGTAATGACCTTTAATCGCCGCGAGTGCATCAGGATAGTTCTTGTTTTTTACGTAACTGGTGAAGTCGGCATCAGTCTCTTTAGAGATTAGATCTCCATACCAAGGGGAATTGCTTGCACCACCACCAGAGCCTTGCCCATCGCCCTGGGTATTCGGTGCGCCTTGCGTCAATATAGAGCTTGCTGAATCGGTCATAACTACCTTCGTGTCTGCCTAACCACATGCGAATGCGTTTGAATACATCGGCGCGGCCCATCGCATACACAACCGCGCTATCGTCTACTCTTCCCGTGCCATCTGTCTTGCGACCGTCGCTCGTCTCACCGCAATACACCGCGAGGTCTTCAAGAATCAATTGAGCCAGCGGAAGCGGCCTTGCTTCATCGCCTAGAAATGTGACCTTGTACGCGCGCGCAGTTTCG